TCTTTCGCAAGAACTTTTCCCTTGGTTTTAAATGAGTTTTCATATATTCGAAGGTCGTTAATATTCTTTCGAATCTTTGCAATTCCGGAATCGACAGCCGGTAACGAATCATCGACGCTTTCCGATAGGATACGGTTCTTCTCCGTAAGTTGGTCGATTTCGGCGTTTGCTGATTCGATTGCATCTTTCTTTTCCTGTAGGTGTGCGGCACTGAGCGCCGTAATGTCGCGTAGATATTTTTTCTGTGAATCGATTTTAGTTTTAATAAGTTCTGCACTATGCCCATTTTGCTTAATACTCTCTTTTAGAATTGAAGTCTTCTCTTTTAGAATCTGATTCATCTTAGAGAAAACATTAATGTCCAGAAGGTCTTCGATCACTTCGCGGCGATGCTGCGCAGGCAGTTGCATGAAAGGTACAAAACTGCTACTGCCAAGCACAACGATCTGGTGAAAAGATTTGTGATTCAGTTTTAGAATGTTCTGCTCAAGAACTTTCTGATACTCTTTATTGTGCGAGTCTTGATTGACAAGGGTGTTGTCTTTCCAAATCTCAAACTTTGCTGGCTTGACGCCACGCACAATCTTATAGTTAGCGGGACCAATGTCAAACTCTACTTCAACAACCATTGCTTTGTTATTAATAGAGTTGATCAATTGGTTCTTGTTGATGTTACGGTGTGCTTTACCAAACAGCGCAAACGACAGAGCGTCAAGCATGGTCGATTTACCAGCACCATTCTGACCGACCACAAGCGTCGATCTAGACTTGCCTAGTAAAATCTCAGTAAAGTTATCACCCGTAGACAAAAAGTTACGGTAACGGAGAGTCTTAAATTTAATCATAATCTATTATACAATATCCGCAGTCTGTGCTTCAATCATTAATTCATGGATCATTTGCTTGATACGCTGTTTATCTAGCGGGGTCTCAACTGCTTCAATGTAAGTGCTAAGCAATTCTTCGGTCGATTCAACAGATACCTTTTCGTCTTCGACAGATCCGCCAACAAACTCTTCAAAGTTCTCTGCTATCTTCAGTTCATGAATATGCTTGGATTGCAGACGATTAATAAAGTGTTCGAACAGTTTAGGGTTAGACTTATTGACCACAATCAGTTTGACAAACTTATCAGTCACATCAGGTAACTGCCCTGTGCGGTATTTGTACTCGGCTTTCTCTACGGTGTCATCATAGTAAATCTTTTGAAAGAGAGTAATAGGATTATGGACGGGTGTCAGTTCACGCGTGTCTGTATCGAACACATGGAAATATTTTGGCTCGTGTGCATCAGACCAAAAGAACTCCATCTGCGAACCAAGATAGTGAATGTTACCCATGTTAGACTTCGTATGAAAATGACCAGTCATAACTGTATCGAATCTCTTGAATACATCAGAACTCATACCATGCGTACATGGAATGCCTGCCTGCATTTCAAAGCCTTCTAGTTCAAGATGTGCGCCTACAATATCAGCCTTGCAAGTTTGCAGAAACTTATAAGTTGCCTCTTCGTTATCTTGATTGATCCACGGCACCAATGCAACATTTGTGCTACCATATTGCACCACAGTGGGCTTCTCGATGATCCGAACTTCTGCCATATAGTGCCCAAGAAGTTCTTTCAGCGAGTTGAGGTCGTTCGTATTTTTATAGAACACATCATGGTTACCAGGAATAATATCCATGTGAATTTTATACTCGCGCAGTTTCTCCAAAAAGATTTTGCGATTGTGTTCTAGCGCTTTGAAGTTGATGAACTTGCGGTTGTCATAGTAGTCACCAAGGTGAAGAATCTTGGTGATACCATTCTCTAGCAGATATGGAAAGAACACTTCAGAATAAAAGCGCTCTTGGTATTTCATCATGATATCAGACGAATTGCGAATGCCGCAATGCGTATCGTTTAGGATTGCTACTTTCATGAGTTACCTGTATGTAGAAAATGACTTTTATTATAGACTATGTTAAGTCGAAAGTCAATCGTCTAGAAACTCGGACAAATCAGAATCAACTTTAACTTTACGCCGACGCTTTTCTTTGGTAGCGTACTCACGAAAGATTCGATCATTTTCTTTAATAACATCGATGCGAGAGCGCAGTTCATCAACAAAGGGCATTGCTGCAGCATCGTCTTGAAGATCGTGCTGAGAAGTGTCGAGAAAATGCTCAATGCCTGCTTCTGCAATGAATTTTAGTTTTACATCTTGCTGCTTCTTTTCTTTCTCAATACGGCGGAGAAACGCATACCATGCGATCTGAGTGAAGTATGCAAACGCATTAGGCTTACCCGTACGCGTAGCGGTCTCAAGATTGTAGTTCTCGATTGCTTTGAGGCAATTCTCTACAGCATCCATGACCATTTCTTCACGATAGGTATAACGCACAAAGTTTGCTTTGTGTGAAAGCCCTTCTGCAATCTTTAGAAAGCATTCCGCGATATAGTTTGATATGACTGGCTTGTCACGACCTGCAGCAACTTCTTCGTTTGCCCGCTTGACATATTCAACAACTGCTTCTGAGAATTTTGCATTGTTGACATAGTGTGGTTTGTTTTCTTTCATAATATTACTCATTAGTTAACTTTCGGTTTACATTATAAACTAAAATTAAAATCAAAAACATATTGACAAATCAAAAAATTCATGATAAAATAAAACACCGCGCCCCAGGGAACAGAGTATACTAATGGACAGTATCATCTTTTGAGGGGAATTTCACCACATTCGACCGCTCTTCTTCGCTGCTTGAATCGAATCTAAAAAGTTGACTTAGATTATTTTGAAATTTACGAATGTTGCGAAGTTCTGCTTCTCGGTAATCATCGTCACGCTCTTTTGCAATGGTGTGCATTTCATTCACTGCACTAGCGTATTCTTTCATTAGATTTTCATTGGGGCGATTTTGACTAATCACATGAAAAGAATTTACTACAATGTACTCCGTAGGGCTTTCTAAATAGTGTACCCATGGTTTAAACATGTATATACGATCACCGTCAGAAGTTTCACCCATAACAATAGCCATTGCATTACGAATAATTATATCGCGCTCACCATTCTCTGGCCATTCCATAACTTCACAGACGATTTCTTGCCCGCTACTAAACTTGAATTGTGCGATATCACTTGGGTGCATCTTACATCCCTATTCTGATAATTTTGTATGGAAACTTCTCGCTGTTATAAATTTTGATTCTCTCACCACTATGTAGTAGTGTGAAATTCTTTCTATTTCCTACATGAAGATCATCCGCAATGTCGTACAAGTGTGTATCAGTGCCATCTTCAGAAACACGCAATCCACGCCCTATTGACTGCAACACTCTGATTTGACTTTTTGAAGGAGACGCAAATATAATGTTGTGAATGTTCTTGATATTAATGCCGGTACTAAAAGTACCCAGACTAGCGAGAATAATAGAATTCTTTTGCTTCTCAACAATATTTCGTATCTGCTCTCTATCACTTGTTTTAGTTTCGCCACTAACATAAAATAAGCGTTGACCATTTTTCAGTTTAGCCTCGATTAAATCCCGAAGCACCTTGCCATGACGATCCACCAAGTTGAATAGAACAAGCGTATTTCCAGTTCTGTCAACAGCGAGGTTTGCAATGAATTTGTTTCGCTTTTCGTTACTGACGATGAAATCGATTTCTTCATGATAAGTTTTTCCTTCCATTGCTTTGCACTGCTCTTTACTATACTCTAGCAGTATAATATCTATGTCTAGTTTAGCGAGCGTCTTTTTCTGCTGCAACTCATGTGTTGAAGTCACACGGTGTACAGGACCAAAAAGACCTTCAAGCACAAGTTTATGTACTTGCGTACCATCGAGCGTACCTGTCGTACCCCATCGATACTCAGCATTCTTTGCTTTGTTCATGATAGACGATAAAGACTTAGATTTAAAGCCATGAACTTCGTCGCCAAAGATTGCGCCAAACTGATGAAACCAAAATGGATGCAACTTGTAGACTGACTGCCATGTTGATATGATGATTGACTTTTCAGTCTCTTTGTCTTTG